CCTTACTCAGATGTTCCAGCTGGTCTATCGGTACGTTGAGTAGATTCGCATCGATCCGTTCTGCGATACGCTCTTCAGCCATCTCCATAGTGATGTAAAGGACATTCTTCCCCTGTGATAAGGCAGCACCAGCACTATGACACATGAAGAGAGATTTACCGACACCCGTACCTGCCAGTGCGATGTTGAGGGTTTTATTAGGTAATCCACCCTTAGTGATGCGGTTAAAGTAATCCAGATCGAACGAAATGCGTTCTTCATCAAGATGATAAAACTCCCAACGATCGTCGATATTTTCGAGATAGTCGTGACCAATGTTCGTATCAAAAGAGACACCCAACGCTTTAGATAGAATATCTGGTATCGCATTCTTAGATAATTTTTGATGTTTGCCGTCAAGAATACTTATAGATTCCATGACCGCATTAAACACTGCACGATCTTGACACCACTTCTCAGTGCGATCAACTAACCAGTCCGAGTCTTCGGCGCTGTAGTTAAAGATGTCAGGTAGTATCTCCATGGCATGGCGATACTGTTCATCTGTCAAACGATCTTCAGAGTCAATCTCAATCTTGAATGCCTCTAGTGTAGGCAGTCTGTTGAACTTGGCAATGTAAGAGGTGAATTCTTTGAAGAGACCATTGTAGGTCCCCTCAAAGTATTCAGGTGAGAGAAAGGCTGCAACCTTTCTCATGTATGAATCGTTAGTCAGTAGATTCCGTAGAATCGTCTGCTGTAGATTGATTTCCGTCATTTTCTTCCCGTGTAGTAATTGCAGCTTCTAGAATATCTTGCAACACATCTGCCGCAAACTTTTGCATTTCTAAATTCTCAAGCGTGTTCTCGGGATTCTCACTTTCGATGATATCAAAGTTGAATCGTAACGTTCCCTCTTTACCATCTAGTTGAACGTTATTATATCGAATCGTCACATCTTCAAAAGGATTTCTCAAGAAACTCACGTTCCAGAATTCATTACCTTGTGTATCATACGCTGAAATTAACTCGTAGTCAAGATGTTCGGATGGTTTATCTAAGTTTAGTTCTTTCACACTGCCTCCTCAACAATGGTTTCTGCATTGATCACACTGTTGTGACCAATCTTGTAGGTCTTCTGAAGGAACCCAGCAAAGTCTGTTGCTTCAAAAATAGGTTCCCAGAACTCTGCATTAAGTGTGTCTTTGGTGCGCACCTTGTTACCGACGACTTCACCAGTAGAGGTATCGACACGTTGATACCAACCATTAGATGGTTTCACAACGTATCCACCAACGAGTGCAACATCAAGAAGACCGGAGTACTTCTGCACTCCACCTTCCCACGAGACGCCAATCGGAATCTTTGACTTCTCTTTGACATATCGGGACTTCTCTACATTGATCACAAAGTCATAACCAACGATCTCAGTGCCCTGCTTCTCTTGACGACGACCGATAATCCAGATGTTGTCTGCAGAGTAATAGATGCCTGTGCCACCACTCACGATATCTTTCGGGAACAAACCGATCTCTTTGTATGTGTGATTGATCGCAATCATTGGGATGTTCTTCATCGCAAGATAAGGTGTTGACATGCGGAACAGACCCTTCAGTGCCTTCGCACGAGACATGTCTGCAACACCCTTCTCGTTTAGTGCGTCCTCTAGTTCTTTCTTAGACGCTAGATTACCAATTGAGTCTATGACAATAATGACATCATCTTCGCGATCTAACTGTTCTAACTGGTTGATCATGTCAAACTTCAGTTCTTCGACATTTGCAATCGGTGTGTGCAACACACGACTCGTATCGATACCGAACTGTTCAAAGTATGACTGCGGCGAACCAAACTCTGAATCATAGAACAACATAACTGCGTCTGGTTTAGCGTTGAGATATGCACCCGCCATGAGTAAGGCGAATGATGTCTTAAAATGTTTTGATGGTCCAGCGAGGACAGTCAGTCCAGGCGTCACACCACCATTGACAGATCCCGACAACGCGACATTCACCATCGGAACGTCGGTCGGAACCATGTCTTTCTCTGTGAAGAACTTACTCGTCGAGAGAGTCGCCGTCTCCTTTATCTTGCTGTTCTTCTTCAGTTTGTCCATTATCGACATTCTTTTTGCCTCCAAAATCTACGAATGTAATATTGTTTACTTTTTCACGATCATCAAGGTCATATTGTACCCTATAATCGCTATTGATGTCAAGTACTCTTTCAAGAAGATCAAAGGAATGTTCGTTGCCTTCTCGATCTTCAAACGTAGAAAATCGTAAGAATGCCTTTGTGTCTTTAGGGAGACACGCGCCACCGAAACCACGCTTACCATCAAATCCTGGAACACGAGTATGACCCATGCCGACACGATCATCTTTACCGGCAGCTCGCACTACAGTGTTGTAGTTGCAACCATACATGTTGATCAGATCATACAACTGATTGAAGAATGTGATCTTGGTTGATAGGAATGAGTTGATCGTGTATTTTACAAACGATGCCTCGTATGCAGTCATACGGTGATAGTCATTTGACTCACACGCACTAAAGATTTCATACACATCGATGACTTCTGCAACTGACTGAGGAGTGCCACCGATGACATGAAACTTTGCAGAGACGAAATCTGCCTTTGCGTTTTTCTCTGTCAGAAACTCAGGATTATAGGCAAAACGATCTGCCTGTTCTTTCGTGATCTGTTGATAAATTCTATCAACCGCATCTGGTGTGATAGTTGACTTGATGATTACAAGAGCATCTGTTTCATGTAAACACTTCAGTGCAGACTCTTCAACAATAGAAGAATTGACAGAACCATCGTCATTCGAAGGTGTCGGTGCGCAGATGAAGAAACAAGTCGGAGTCTCATCAAGTGTTTTTGATGACAAGTCATCTAGACCTGTGTTATACTTTGGATCAAATAGTGCGAAGTCGACTATAGGATGCGTGAATGCATATTCTACAGCTTGTCCGACAAATCCATGCCCCACAATACCAATTAAAAACCTTGCGGGTGCGCCGTCCGGCATCATTCTAGACATTAGTCTACCTCGTTATATTCTTTGTACCACTCGTAAAATCTTTCAACACCTTCTGCGATACTCACTTTTGGTTGATAACCAAGTGCGCCAAGTTTAGATGTGTCTGACCATGTTTCCTTGGTGTCTGCCGGATGCTTAGGTGCAAGATTCTTAATTGCTGTCTTACCAGTGTTCTTTTCAATTTCACCAATAAAGTCCATCAACTCGACTTGTTCACCACGACCAATGTTAAAGATCTCACCAGACTGGATATCGGTGTTATCTAAGACGACTTCAATACCGTCCAAAATGTCATCAATATAAGTGAAGTCGCGCTTCATGTCACCATAATTATACACGGTTATTTCTTTTTCGTCAAGAATGTTCTTAGTGAAATCAAACAATGCCATATCCGGACGGCCCCAAGGACCATAGACTGTGAAGAAACGCAGACCGACAGTATTGAGACCAGAAGACTGCATCTGACACTCGTTCGCCCACTTGGTGTATCCGTATGCGTTCAACTGCTTACCATGTTCGCGACCTTCCACCCATGGCACCGGAGCGCCAGCATAAATGCATGAAGTTGACGCATAGACGATACGCGTTTTTGGTAAATGCCTTTTACAAACATCAATCAGGTTCTGCGTCCCATCGATATTATTTGCGTGATAACTCTTCTCTTTACCTAGTGAGTCGCGCACACCTGCCATCGCACCTAAGTGCACGATAGTGTCTGGTTTAAAATCCCACAAGAGTGCTTCTAACTTGACCTCATCTGTTAGGTCGCATCCCCAAATATCAAGGTTAAAGTGGACCATGCGGTCGCGTTTCAACTTTGGAGTATATAAGTGGTTGTTAAAATTGTCAATTCCCTTGACCGAAAGACCACGATCCATCAGCCGTTTTGATAACTGAGATCCAATGAATCCAGCGGCACCTGTAACTAAAACTCTTTTCATTTTATCCGTTCCTGTAAATATATTCTAATGCCCTGTCTGCTTCTGCAGTCAGTGGTCTATTTTCATACCAGTTGCCTGTCTCAAGATCAAACTCGCGACATAGATCTGCAATCTGGTTTGCGGTGATTGGGTATCCTTTAGAGTATGCATTACCCGCAATCGCAATCATTATCTTGTACATTTTAAAATACCATCCGGAGTCTGTAATCTGCATATATTGCGCACCCAGCTTACGCGGCCAGAATGGGCAATCACGATAAGAAGACCATCGGTAGTCGGTGTTATTTAGACCATCTTTACGATACTGTATAACTGCTGCTCGCATCTCAGGTGATAGTCTATCAAGGAAGGTATTGTTCGTTTTCTCATGATAAGGATGTTTTGCAATCAACTCAGACGCATTCATGGGGTTGCCACCAGAGTTGACCATAAAGAACGAATACGCGTTGGGATACTGTGCGGGCACGTAGTACATACGCGCAAGATCTTTCGTCTGTGGATCACCGAGTTCACCTAGTTCTGTATTGAGTGCATGCCAGAACGATTTGATACGATTGTTCTCGATCTGTTCGTCGAGACGGAATATGATTCGAAATTTTAGATGCTCTTCTGTACTACTCGCTGTGTTGTAGACGACATAGTCATACTGACCATACTTGCGATGTAACCAAGTTCGCAAAGATTCTACATTAGTGCAACCGTCAATAGGATCATCCACATCAACGCAACACCAAGGAGACCAATATAGAACAGATCGATTACTACGCGTCGTACCCACGTCGAACACAGCAGGAGTAAGAAGAGGAGAACTATTGGATCCACCTTTCTCTCCTGGCTTAGTGTAAGAATCACGAAGACACACCACGAAGTCCATCCACGACATAAATGTGGTACGACGGTGCGTCTTGTTATCAAACTGATTTTTGAATAGAGTTAGCTCATACATGCAGACATTATACCACTAACCAAAGAATACGTCAAGGGTAGAGACGCCCTGCTCTTGATAGTTCCAGAGCAGTAGTTCTTTGCGGTTATGTTCGTCCTCACGGTACTTCTTACCGGAGTGCATGGTGTAGGTTAGATCCCACTCCAACTGATTCCATCCAGTGTATGCTTGCTTGAGTGTTTCGTTAGAGTTGTAGGTGATCATAACCATCGCATCGGTGTTGTCGAGTTCATCGTGGAACCGCTTGTGACAAAACGAGTCGTGCATATCCCCGTTGTTACCATAGATGAACGACTTGATGTCGTAAGGTGGGTCCGCAAAGATAAATGTATCTTTATCAGCACCTTCTAGAAAATACGAGTAGTCTTCGTTGGTGATCTCCCAGTTGCGCATCAACGCTGAGAACTTGGGCAACTTACCAATCAGTCGATGGTTGAATTGCTGAAACACCGCATCTTTTGAAAACGAACCTGTAGACTCACCCAGACCACTAAATGAGCAACGATTCATAACATAGAACTGCCACGCGATCTCGAAGGGATCCTCTGCGGTATTCAGACCCTCACGCATGATATGATAATAGTCAAGGTGAGCCTGTAAGGAATCCTCTGCGTCGGAGAGTTCATCTTTGACTGCGTGTAGTTTATCCGCAAGGTCTTGGCCGCGACTCTGGAGAGACTTCCAGAAGCAGTACAGATTGTAGTATTTGTCGTTGACTTTGACGGGAATATTGGGAAACTTTTTAGTAAACGCAATCGCGCAAGAACCGCCACCTAGAAACATCTCGCGATATTCACGAATATTATCGATGGGCATATTCTGTGACGAGAATAAGAAATCAACAGCGCGTGACTTACCGCCTGGATATCGGAGGGGCGTTTTTAAGTTTTTCATGCGTATATTATACCATAATGATACTTGTTCGTCAATCGAAAAGTTCTTCGAAAGAGGTTACGCCCATAAGTTCGAATATGGGTTCTAAGTCTATCACATCAGGGATTTCTTGAACGGCAGGTGGTGTGTACTTAGACCAACAAGAAGGGCACCTCGGTTTACGTTCTGCTATAACGTCCTTTTGTTCTGACCAAGTCAACAGTGATAAACTTACCTTTCTACTGCAGTCGCAACATTTTTGTTTATAAGGTAACGTTTTTTGTCCCATATCAAAATCCTCAATTATTTCGAATCGGGTATCATAGTACATTTTAAAAACAAAGTCAACCAAAAAAGTCCTCAAGAGTTGCTTTCGGCTCTGTTTGCCAACCAACAGCGTCGAGTATCGGCTCAAGCGGGTCGAGGAAAGTCTTGTCAAACATCGTATCATAGTCAATGTATTTGTGCAGGTTCAGTTCTGGTGGGAGATTCAGTGGATAACTTACAACGTTCTGACCGAGACCGTTTGGAACTTTGAGATAACAAAACTTGATTTTCTCTCCCTGCTTCACGGTCTCCACGCGATTCTGAAGTCCGGCATCTTTGATTGCGGCATTGAAACATAGTGCACCACGAACATGGATAGGAGTACCTTTCTTGAAGATAGTCTTGCGGTCTTGCCACTTAGTCAACTCAGACACACCGCGAGGAAAAGAGACCTCTTCAGGAGGCAGAGTCTTGAAATAGGAACGGAAGTCTCGAATATATCCCTGAGTGTCAGTCTCAGTACCTTCCACAATGACGCGGAAGATTTCCTTAAACTTATCGCGGACGACCTGCGGAGTCGAAGACTTGATCGCCTCGATGCCCATCATCTTGAGTTTGGGTTCTGCGTACTGGACGCCTTCGTTGTTGTGGACGTTCAGGATGTATCGTTTCTTCGCCATCCAGATCCCACGGTCTGCGATCACCTCACGTCCCATCTCCATACGGTTGACATACGCACCTGTGATCTCTGCCATCTGTGCGTATGATTTGGCAAGCGCTTTCTCGAAGTGTTCGCTGCAGATCTTATCTAAGAACTTGACAGGATTGTTGGGATTAAAACGGTCGATAAGATCACCCATTCGAATATAAACGGAGTCTGTGTCAATTGCCACAACGTAATCTTCATCTGTTTTGAGAATGTTTTGCATCTCATTGTTCACGCACCTCTCTGCCCATTTGATGGCTAACTGACCAGCCATGGTGATAGACTCAGCGACTCGCTGATCGAAGTAACGGAACCACTTGTTACCCAACGCACCATAGAGTGAGTTCATTAGGATCTTGATCGCCATCTGTTGATTATTTAGTGATGTGATCTTATATTGCAGGGACTTGCTTGGGTTCTTTTGATATTCCTGTTCAAGTTCTAGCATCTTATTTTTAATGATGCGTCGGTCTGCATAGTATTGTTCAATGATTGTCGGAATCACACCTTTGCGGTCATGCGAGAATCTGACACCAGTCGGGGAGATCGAGTACTCAGAATCATTCACCGTTCTACCTTCCAAGAAACTCTCGACAGACACTTCGGGCACAATACCATCGACTACAGTCTCCGGCGACATATTGTACTGCACAATGATGTTAGGATACAGAGAGTTCAGGTCAAATGAGGTCACCCAATCATGCGCACCAACTTGAGGTTCTTTAACATACCCGCCAGGATATGGAGTCTTGGGTTTCTCTGTCTTGGGGGGGATCACGATCTTCTGGTTGTTCAACATGCGGTAAATGATCGAGTCCCAGATCGCAGTCGTACCGAGAGTGTCTGTATAGTTGACACCGCCACGATACGCCATAGTGAGTACCAGAGAGATTAGGTCAAGTTTCTCATCGATCTTGTGCACCAACTCCACGTCTTTGACGTTGTAGTCAATAAACTTCTGGTAGTCCTCTTTATAAAGGGTGTGTAGGTTTCCGTGTTCTTCATACGAGAGTTTGCTTTCGCCTAGGACGACGTGCGCAACAAAGTCTAACCGATAAGACTCTAATCTTCCGATCGTGTTGAGGGTAAACTTTTTAAAGACCTCAAGGTAATCAAGATGCTCAACGCCGTCAATAATATACTCTTGGTTTTCTTGTCCATTAATTTTCTGCTTTCTCTCGCGCACGAGACCCCAAGGCGACAGACGTTTTACTAACGTGTCGTCACCAAAAAGATTGTAACATCGGTTGACGATGTAAGGGATATCAAAGAATCGTGTGTTCCATCCTGTAATAATGTCGGGACTGTAACTCTGCCAGTGTTCCACAAATTTACGGATCAGGTCCATCTCGTTGTCACAACGGATAAACAGAACATCTTCACGAGAAGGAGTGTAGTCATTGAGTCCCCACACCCAGTAGTTTCCGTCGTTCTTACGAATGGCGATAGAGATGATAGGGTGTTTTGCAGATTCGGGTTCTGGGAACCCAGAGTCAGAAGCTACCTCGATATCAATATTAACAACGCGAACCTGATCGCGTTCGAATTTAATTTCGTTCGGCCAATATTCGGATATGAATTGAGCAGTGTAATTATTTTGACCGAAAACCTTGAAGTTAGAAACGTCACGATACTGCTTCGTGAACTCCGTTGCCTCTTTCATGGTCTCGAACTGCATCTCAACCATAGACCGGCCATCTAGAGTTCTCCACTCTGAAGGTGAGTCGCCGGAGACATAAAGTTTTGGTTTGAAGGGAACGCGGGTTTTGATCTGTTGACCATTATCATATCCGCGATAAAGAATGTTGTTCCCAATGCGGGAAACGTTGGTATAGAATCTAGTCATGTAGGAGATTATATAATAAAAAAAGTTTAATGTCAATCAATAACGTGAAAAAAATTGTGTCTAGTCCAAGGTTCCTTAATTTGTTTTTCTTTGTATCCATGATGATCCTGCGTCACGCACAAACGTTTTGAAATCAACTGTGTGGTCGGTGTTGGAATGCCTGTCTTATCACGATCTTTGTAATTAAAGTAGACCCCAATATCGCGACCAACACCTATAGTATCACAATCATGCCAAGGATGTAAAGCTGTATTTTTAATCCCATAGTGATCGACTTCTGGTCGTTCTAAATGTTGCGTAGTATATGTTCTGAAAAGACGTTGCAACACACAGTAAGGACCGCAGTTAATTGGGAAGTTGTTGTTGGTCATCATGTGGTGACCCCAGTGCGCGAAGTTTCGGTCCATGCAATACATACCCATGAACAGTCCTATATTCGCGTAGAGGGTGTTCTCTGCGTACTCAACGAGCAGTTTGAATGCTTCGTACCGTTCCTCTATCAACCAAGTATCGTGTTCTAGTATCCAGAACTTTTCGTCGGACTGCCCTTGTTGCCGCATAAGTTCCCAATGAGAACACATCCCTGCTTTCTCTGTGGGTGAGTGGTCGTCTTTACTGTTACCAGAATTTAGATCTAGGGTCATAAGACTTTTAGACCAAACATACTTATCTACATGTTCTTGGAACATATCAGATTGTGGGGTGATTGCGTCGAAAGTTTCGATAGAGTCGATATATCCTTCGTCGATGGCGCGTTGGAAAGACTGACGGGAGAGTGATGCGTACTCTTCAGACCGTTCGTCTCCTTTCATTACTATTTGTATTGCTTTCATATTACTCACAAAAAAGGGGGATGTTACTCCCCCTTATTTATTACATTAGTTGTTGGACACAGACGGCTACCACGAATACACTTGATAGTCCTGCGAACATCCAACCCATCTCTTCTAACCTAGAGTTGGCTCGGTTGCTCTTCTCCATTGTTGCTCTCCTCGTTTAAAAGTTGCGGGGTCGATTGATAAGTGACGCCCGAATTAATCGCTACTTTACGAGGCTTCTGACTTTCAGGGATTATTACCTCCAATTGGATGGCAAGTAACCCGTTCCTGAAATCAGCTCCCATTACTTCAACATACTCCGACAGACGGAACTGACGTTCAAATCTCTTCGTCGAAATGCCTTTATGAATATACTCTCTAGTGTCTAGTACAGACCCTCGAATGCTAAGTGTTCGGTTCTTTACTTCGATCTCGAGTTCGTCTTCCGTAAATCCGGCGACTGCTAACTCGATTAGGTATTGATCCTCTCCCGTCTTTAGAATATTATGCGGGGGGAACGTATCACCCGAGTGTCGTGCGACTCTAT